GGGAAGCAATCGGCTCTTGGCTCTTGGTTACTATGTAATTGTGTCAGGACCGTCTCTCACTCTCATAGGCGGCCTCCTACTCTGTGGCCGCTGTCAGACCTGCCAGTTGTGTCTCCAATGTATTGATCTGATCCCGGAGAGCCTGTCTCTCTGCATGGACAGCCTCCATGTCGTACCCGGTCTGCTCACCCAAAAGAGCATACTCGTAGGTTTTAATCACCTTATAGTCGCTCGCAGCGATCCGGGCCTTAAGGTCTGCAATCTGTGCCGTCAGCTGGCTGATCTGCCGCTGTCTGGCCAGTTCCGCTTTCTCCTCTTCTGTCAACTCCGGTTGCACCGGTGCAACTTCCGGCTCGGTGTAGACGGATCCGTCATCTGATAACTCATGCCAGTTATCTCCCTTCCGATAGAGTGTAGTGTATGCCTCATATTCTCCTTGATCCAACGGGTATTTACAATCCGGATCCAAATAGAGTTTAAATCCACTGGTGTTTATCTCCGGGGCTTCCGCGTCACCCATTGCGGCGATCCGGACTACGTGAGGACTCTCTACCGATACTATGACCTGCTGTGCGGGCTCCTCAATTTTATCTTTGTATAAAATATAACCCATGTGGGCTCCTTTCTGGCGCTGTTCTGGCCGCGCCCGCCATCTGATTTACTTCGTTAAATGGCAAGTTAATTGCTCCTGACTATCAATCTGCTGTAGCCATACAATCTAATTACACTTGTATAACTAATGGATATGTAATTGGAACAATACAGGGTGCAGTGAATGGCTGGGCATCTATCCGATCATCCAAGAATGCAAATTATTTCTTGGCATTATGTACATCATCAGAAAATCCTATAGCGGTATGTATTCCATTTGCATCAGGAGACTCCGTTATATTTGGATCGAGTGGTACATATAATCTCGCATTTGCACCGGCTAAATAATTATTGACACATATAGACACACGATAGCCTCAATATATGCCCTTTTGATACGGGCTTACGGTTTACGATTGCTGAACCATTGATATAAAAATCATTATAAGTATTATCCTCTGCAACAAAGGCACCAGGATAAGGATTACCTGTATACGTTTGTGGTAGATTACTAACTATAGCGGAGTATGCATCTATATCACTTGTTACCGTTAATGTACCACATCCAATACATATATTACCGATTTTGGTGTATGTGAATATACCAGTGATATTATCATGGGAAGTCGCTTCAGTTGTAGTTTCTAACTTGCCATTTAACTCAGTATATGCATCTGCTACCGCCTTGGCATCTGGCACATATCCGGTAGCCTTGGTAGCTAACAGATCCTCCTTTGTGGTGATCATCTGTGCAAATGCCGGTGCGGTCAAGTCCGCAAAAAACTTTTTAATCTTGCCAAAGACCGTCTTTACGCTCTCGCCCGTATTAATGTTCTCGCGGTTCTCTGCCTCGGTAAAAGTGATCTCTGAATCTCCGATGTCACCGCTGAACCCTTTGGCCAGATAGATCCAGTTTACCTTATCATCCCTGGGAGCTCCGTCCGGAGCATCTTTAATAGCCAGATATGTACTGCCGTTATGTTCAACCGCGTCCAGTCGCTCATATGTGGTATTGGAGTCGTAATCTCCTTTGTAAGATATTCCGATTTTTCCGAGAGCATTGTAACCTTCCGGTGCTGCCATGTCATTGTCCTCCTTATGCTACCTTCCAATATAAAACATTATCAACTACTACAAAATCCACTCCTGCGCCATCCTTCATATAAAGGTTCATCGTGGTTTCATCCAGATAGAACTTAGGTTCAGTGATTTTTGCATACGATTCTGCTCGATCCGCATCTATCTTGGCCTGTGCTGCAGATGATGCCGCCGCAGATGCCTGCTGTGTTGCCGTTTCTGCTTGTACGGTAATATCCGCCAGGTAATCCGGCTGCAGCTTATCCGCCGTAATACTCCCTTTCTTTATATCAGCTTTTACCTTGCCATCTTCCCCGATGGTCCAATAAATAGTATCCGAGTCTAAAACTTCAAACTGCGTGATGAGTGCAGACATATCTATGTACTGTTCTGTTCCATCTTTTAAGTAGATAATAAGCTGCTCGGTAACCGGATCATAGCCGAAGTTGATGGCAATCTGTGCCATCAGGGTATGTAATACCTTGGTTGCTCCAGAATAATAAGTAACCGTAATATCGCCATTATCCTGATTAATGGTAATTCCCGTGATCATCCCATTAGCCTCTGTAGTTGACAGCTTAGTCAGATCCAGTGTAATCACACGCTCGTCAATAATGCGAGTCGCATTACTTAGCTTGTCCATGTTGGTCTTATTTAATGCTGTTTTGATAGATGGTTTATTCTCCCAGTAATCCTCTTCCCAGTCATACGCTCTCTGCATCCTGCTTCACCTCCTGTTTTGCAACCTCGGCAGCATCCCTGGCCGCAATCTCTGCCATCAATGCATCCCTGGCTTTCTGTTCCTGTCGTGCCAAATTCTCCTGCAATGCCATGCGCTTAACTTCCTCCGGCAACGGAGATGCTTCTACAAAATTTGCGATTGCCTGACTAAATTCCTTGATTTCTAAATTGCTCATATCTCTTAATCCTCCGGTCCCAAATAAGTTATAACAGTCCCACTAATGGTTTTTGTTCTCCACGCAACTACTGTACCTTTATAATTCATGTACCCGCTGACACCCATTGCTCTTACGCTGACCAGATCAACGCTTGATAGCTTATTTACGATAGTCGCAGCGCTGATTCTGTCCGCTTTAATCACCCCAGAGGATGTCCAGTTAGATACCTCCATGTAGTCTGCCTTTACAGTGCTGGCGCTGATATAGTTGGCTTCCACGTTGCTCAGACGGGCTGATACGGCTGACAGATCAGATGTAGTCACATGATCCGCCTCCAGTAATCCTACGCGGCCACTGACGGCATTGAGAGAGTCTATGGTTGCCTTGGTGGCAATCAGGTTGTTTAGTTCCAGTTTGGTAGTATTCAAGGTTTCGATGGTCGCGTACTTGATCACCATCTCATCTGCATTTACAAGCCCGACCAGATCTATCCTCTCAGCCTTGATCAGTGCCTTATCCGGTGTCAGATTTATTTCTGCAATAAGATTATCTTTCGATACCTTTAATTCAACCTCTCCTGCTACCACTTTTATCTCTGTAGATAAGTCATTTTCGATATCTTTCATTTCCAGCCGGGTCTCTTCCACTGTCCGTGTAAGGACATTCGACTTACCCTTCAATTGGATGATGGACTTCATAATGCCATTGACCTGTCCGGTCCTGTATTCCTCGCCCTCCGCCGTATAGCTGTCACGAAGTGCCTGTATGCCTTTTAATGTGCGCTGCAGGATATAGGTATAAATGGTCTCCCGAGTCGTGTGCAACAAGATGCCATCCCCTACCTCCAGGCAGGGATTGCCGCGGGCTTCCACCTGTGCCGGACGGTACCATACGACACCGATCGCGCTGAGGACGCTGTCTGCGATGATCTGCAGGTCTGCAGCAGACTTGCCATACACCAAAAAGTTGTCCTCGATGATGTAACAATTATTGCCATTACCAGCGATGGCACCGATGTCGTTCTCTTCCTGGCGGATCTGCAGCTTATCAATATGTTGGACTACAAAATCCTCATACTGGCAGGAGATATAATTGCTCCTGGATACCTCCGCTGTTCCCATCGGATCTGCAGGGTAAAGGTCATCTGCCGGATACAGATCATCCGCGGGGTACAGACCCTCGATCATCTGTTCCAGCACCACATACTGCAGTTTTCCATTTCTACCGATGTGCCCAAAACATCCGTTAATCTCGCAGATGGATTCAATAACCGTTTTCCCCGGGAGCTCTCCCGGATCGATAGTTTTTTCTACCACCATATCATCGTTAATCAACGTGATTTCTTCCTGTTCCACCCCGACATAAGCACAAAAAGCAGTTCTAAATTGTCGGAGCGTCATCGGAAAAGTTAGGCTGTTATACCACCCGGACACCTCAGCATTCAGGAGGTCGTACATGGCATCATAGGCCACGATATCCCGATATCTTCTATCTGCCGTAGGTACATCAGAATCCACTTTATAAACTCCCGTCATAAAAGGAGCCTCATCGACTCCTTCCAATGTTACTGATACTGATATCTTTTTCCCTGCAAGATGTACTACCCGTTCCCTGACCCTCAATTTGAAAGTACTCGCCTCACATCTGCCAAAACTTATTTCACTCTCTGAGCATAGTCTCTCTGTGAGTTCTGCGCTTTCACCTTTCCAGTCCTCCTCATTCAGCACACTTCCATCACTACATTCAATCTGCATTTTTTTGGAGACAGATGTGTCATTATAAAAATCTTTATATTTATAATCTATCATTTCCTCTCCCTCTTAATACTCCTGGAACGCAACACGTAATGGCTTATACCATAATTCCATGCCATTCCAACTTTTTGTCTCTACTGTATAATTTGGTACATACATTTCTCCCGATTTATATCCTCCGGTATTTACATCGAAATAAGTTACAATAACCTTTCTTTCCTTCTCCTTTATGTACGCTTTTTCCATTGCTTGTAGAAATTCTGTCATTTCCCATGCTTCCAGTGGAATCGTATTGAACTCAATTTTTGTTGTATAATGATCTGCAACTTCCCGGTATAAAATATTCAAACCATTTCTGTCAGAGTCCAGATCTGCACGCTGATCCGGACTCACCTTATAGGTCTCAATATCTACATACTTTGAAATATCAGTATCTCCCACTTTTAATAACCATGCCTGAAATGCCATCCTGCTGTCTCCTTATACATCCAGCAACAGGTAATTTCCAGTTGCCTTAAAGTACTCCCTGTTTATCTTTTTCAGTAGTTCCGCAAATTTTACACCATTGATTTCTATCGTATTGCCTGACGCCAATATTCTGATGATAGTCTCCAGCAATGTAATGATCTTATCCAGCTTTTCCGCAGATATGGATCCTCCCGATCCCGCTGCCGCCTGTGCTGCGCTTAGTGCCATTTTCTGTAACTTATCTTCCGGTGATACAATTTCTCCCTGATGTCGGTTATCACCGATCATGGCAAGCTGAGGTGTGTTTGCCTTGACATATCCACCATTCCACAGTTTTGGAATTTGCGGAGGATCACTCGGCATCTCAAACCCCCAGTCTTTTCCTACCAGATCTCCTGCCTTTTTTGCGACGCTTCCGATTCCATTTACCACATTGCGTAGTGTAGAATATATCAGTGAAATCATTGCATTCACACCGTCAATGATCAGATTACATACTCCCTTGATAGATCCCCATATTGCCTGCCAGATTCCATCCGTAATTTTCTGTAAGCTTTCCCATGCCTTTTTCCAGTTGCCTGTAAACACTCCGGTGAGGAAGTCCAACAGTCCCCCTAATATTTTCATAGCTCCGGATATAAGGTCTGACACGGTGGCGAATACAGTACACATGATGTTTATCACAATGTCTGCCACCTGCTTGATTGTAGGTGCCAGATACCCGATAATTGGTTTAATTACTGTGCTCCATGTAGCTGCAAGAAAATCTCCTACTGAACTAATCAGTTCAAGAATGTTATCCCATAGTGGTCTGAGGTTTTCTTCCCATAGTTCTTGCAACGCTTCCTTGGCATGATTCAGTACTGGCATCACAATATCATTCCACAGTTCTAAAACCGTCTTCTTGATATCATTCCAGGCATCAACTATGTTGCCGAAAGCACTGCTGCCGTTGGAATCCCACCATTCTGTAAGTGAATTTCCTAAATCTCCTACAATCTGACCGACCAGTGATGCGCATTCGCCACCAAATTCAAACAATTCTGTCAGTGTACCTTCCAGCAGTTCCTGGTTATCCTGCATCCACTGTGACGTGTGCTCTGTAGCTATATCAAATCCGCTTGCAAGGATCGTCCCTAGGGACATACCGAAATCATTATAACCTGTCAGAATATCTTCTAGTCCCTTTGTGATTTCCGGTCTTGCCTTATCCAGTGCCCCCAGCAGGTTATTGTAGGTCTGCTCATTAATCTCTGTGAGATTGATGAACCCGTTTGCTATAGATTGGCTGACATCCTCGCTCCAGGATTGTATTTTACTGCTGTTCTTTTCCAGATAACCAGCAATTCCATCCAGTCCAATATCTACCAACTTAACTGTAACAGCGATCTTATTTCCTATCCTGTTCCCCATGTATCCACCCAATGGATCTATGATGGTTTCAAGATTTTTAACTGCTGTCTTTGCCAGAGGCTGTAATTGTGTCGTTACTCTGGTAAAATTCTTTTTCAGACCGGCAAAATCAATCTTCTTTAGTCCATTATTGAGCTGATCAATAAATGTCCTGACGCCCGGAATCTTTTTGAATGCATCGGAAAATTTCTGCGTGATTTTATCAGCACTTTCTTCCGCTGTCTTAGTTGCGGTCTGCAGTCCTGCAATGTCTATTCCAGATGTTTCTCCTGCTGCCGCAGATGTATCAGTTTTCTGGGACAGTAAATCCAATTCATCTGAGGACAGTAATCCTCCCAATTTCTTTGCTGCCTTCCCGGCGGCATTGATATTTTCACTGACACCTGCCGAAGCAGCCTCTGCTGCTTGCATTCCCGAAGCAACATTATCTGCCTTTTTCCCTGTAAATTTCTCTGTAAAAGCCTTAAATACATTCGCAAGCTGCACCAGTTTCCCCATCAATGTATTGATCACCTTGATAGCCGGTGTCAATACATTGATCAGTCCCTGACCGATTGCCGCCATAAAAGACTCCGTCTGTAATTTCAGGATCCTTACCTGGTTAGCCCAGCCGTCAGAAGTCCGCATAAAGTCCCCGGATGCCGTCGCAAGTTTACTTTGCACGAAAGAGTACCGTAGTGCGACCTTCTCCGCCTCTGACATTGCTGCTGTGGTCTTACCATAGCCATTTGCCATTGCATAAGCGTCCAGGGCCGTCTGCGTCATGACGACGCCTAAATCCTTAAGGCTCTCTGTTTCTCCTGTGAATACTGATTTCAGCTTGGTGTATGCTTCATCCTGTGTAATGTTATAAAAGGATGCTACATCTCCTGCCAGTCCAGTCAGCGTGGTAGACATATCGTATGCCTGCTGTTCACCAAATCCGAATGCCTTTGCCATAGCTCCGAAGGTACCTGTATACTTCTTTGCCATTGTTTCGGATAAGCCAAACGCTGTTGAGGCATTCTGTGCAAACTTATCTACCTGCTTTGACATTGCAGGAAAAGTCACATCTACAACGTTCTGCACCTCGCTCAGATCTGATCCCAGTTCGATACACTTTGCGCTGAAATCTACGAGTTTCTTTACAGCAAAAGCGGCAGCCAGTTTCTTGCTAACTTTCGTGGCAAGGTTCTGGATGCCGCTCATCTGCTTATTAAAATCTTTTTTATTTACAACAAGATCGAGTCCGATCTGTCCAACGCTTGTAGCTTCACTCATAACCAGCCTGCCTTCTAAGACAGGCACATCGGCACAGCGTCTTATAACTTCAACTCAAAAATCTTTTTACAGTCCTTATTTTTACATCGGAAATAAATTCCCCTGCAATGTGCATCTTCCGTCTGCATTGCATTCACCGGATGCCCACAGTAAGGACACACTACTTTTTTCTTATCTACTTTTTCAATGTATATCGCCCCCTGCCAGAGAAATGAACGCATTCTTCAGTTGATCAAGTACTGCTGCCATATTATCAGGTGCTACCTTTTTTGCTCTGTTTGCACGCCATTCATTCCTGATTCTGTGTTGTTCCGGAGTAAAATGGTCTAAAATATCCTTATCCTCCTCGGCCCTGATTGCTACGATCCGTCCCAGCGGTGTCTCCGGTCCGATTCCAATAAGAAGATCCCTAAACTCATCCCACTTCATGGTATCAATTTCTTTTGACAGCCGAATCCCGTACTGCGCCTGGAAGGATGATACGATCAGACTGTAATCTCCGATCAGATCATAGTACGGGTCACTGCTCTCCCGGCTCTTCGTCTCCCGTGATCATGTCTACTGCTGCCATGATGATTGTCTGGAAATCCTTGAACTGGAGATTCAGTTTATCGATCTTTTTCCGATCCTTCTCATTAAAAATCAGTTCATATACCGCCAACACTTCTTTAGCTGATGTACCCTTCGAAAAAATACCCATGATCTTCAGCACAGTGGCTGCATCGGAATTTACTTCTACGGTAACATCCTTAATCTTCAATACCGGGTTCTCGTCAAAACTCAGCTTTTCTGTAATATCTACGATTTTCTTTGCCATAATAGCCTCCTGTTTTTATGCTGCGGGAGTAATCTCAGGTTTTCCATTGCTCATAATATCGAATTCCAACGGTGCCACAGCTGTAGAGTCTCCTGCTCCAATGTTCTTTACGTTCACGACTGCTCCGGCAAACAGCACCACGGTTCCGTCGGGGAATGTCCACTGGACATCTTTCTCTGCAGAGCGGCCGTTTACCCACGCAAGTGCTGCTACAGCATCATTACCGGCATCTCCTACGTTACGTTTCGCAGTTACGGATATGGTAACTCCCTTACTGGTAAGCAGGCGTCTCACCCATCCTTTTTCTGTAAACGGATGCCATTCCTCTACTCCATTATCGAAAGATACACTGAATGTCTCGCAGTCCGCAATATCAACCATTTTCTTTTCTACACCGCTTGCTGCCGCATTGATCTGGAACTGGTTTTCATAGCATGGATATACTCCTGTAATAGGTGTGCTCATTCTTTTTCACCTTTTCCTTTCTCATAAATAACAGCCATCTCTATGACCCATTCGCAGATACCGGCATCATCTTTTCCGACATCCTGTGGTTCATAAAGAGGCTGTATAAATTTTATCAACTGATCGTTGACCGTTACATTTCTTGCAGCCTTCACCGCATCAAATGCTGTCATGGCTGCCTTTTCCGACTCTCTCGGCGATTTATTCCAATGAATCAACAGGGTGACATATTTCGTCCCGTAAGATACAAGCTGTGGTCCTCCTAATGCTGTCTTATACTCCTGCTGATGTTTGCTGTTATAAACGCCGATGGACTTCTCCTGCTTATCCGGCAGACTTCCCATATATACCTGGTCTGCCAGTTCAAGGGATTCCACATAATCCCGCACATCTGATAACATCATAATCCGGCAATCCTCCTGTATATTTGTTTGTATGCTTTCTGGCAGTACTCTGATTTTTTCCCAGAGATCCAGTCCTCATACCATTCACCTCTTGCATTCGGGTTCTCCGTCTTCTGGAAATGATATTCCGGGTGGAAATAAAGCCGTCTTGCATAGGGTGTGCTGGATATGATACTGACTTTTCCCTGGCTGCTCTCGGAGCAATCTACAAAGGTGCTATCTTCTTGCAGGTGACCTGTATCGAACGGGAACACCTGAGCCTGTACTACATTCATGTGAAGAGCCTCCGCCGTCTGCTCCAGTGCCTGCACCTGCGCCCGTGTCAGCTGCTGCAGCTTTGGAAAATTCATTTTTACCGTGGAATTAACACTGATCATATCAGCAGCACCTCCGTATAATTTACTGTACCATCCGGATTTCTCGCTTTCCTGCCTTCCAGAATTCTTCGCTCTGCACCGAAGATTACCGCTTTTCCTCCGGATATTGTCGGCAGTTCTGGGCAAATATCTCCCGGAAATAAAGCGCTACCGGTAATTTCAATCAGCTTTTTCTCTGTAGTCAGAACTGTTCTTGCTTTATCCTGGTAATTACATTTTCCGGAGTAATTCACTGTTTCCAGCGGTTCGCCGTATTCGTTCACACCTTCCCGCTCTATTACTACAGAAATATCTGTTTTGCATAACCTTTTAGGAACAAGACAAGGATATTTCATGTTCATCACCTCGCTAACCTACAACACAGACCTGTCTGGGCCAACAGTGCGTACACATCTTTCTTCATGGCAACACCTTTATCCTGATACACATTCCAGGAGCTTCCGAATTGTGCAGACACAGTATTAATACTGTACCCGGATAAAATCGTATTGATTTCATCTGCATTTTCATATTCAAAGTCAGCCTGCAGACAAATAACCTCTTTTATGGTCTCTTGTTGAAACTCTGTCAACCGGTCAAATCCTGCTGCCACAATCCTGTTATAGGTAAGGCTGTCTATATGCCGGGAGGCCTGACGAAGTGCTCTTTCAAGCTCTCCGTCAGGAATCACGCTGCCATTATAGCTATCTTTGTATTCTTCTTTTCTTACATAAGGTTCGTATGACATAGGTTCTCCTTACTCCCCGGTGTACTCTGTGGTATCCACATCTACATAGACGCTGTCCACTTTGCCGTCACGACCATTCGGGAATACAAAGGTATCAGACAGAGATCTGTTCTGGTACAGGTATCCGTCTCCTTCGGTATGTGTTCCGGGATTGAAATAATAGATAGACGCGATCTTGGGAACCGTCTTACAGGTCTGTCCGCATGCCACCAGTACATTGATCTTATGAGCTCCGGTTACCGCTTCGATATTATGCGTGCTGTCTGCTGCAACTTTTTTCAGCGGAGCAAATCCGCCCTCAGTAGGCTCCCAGTCGAAAGCATCATAGAAACGCTCATCGTCGATAACTTCCATGATGGGTACACCATCGATTTCCGTTACTCTGGTCTCGATGCCGATACCACCCTCAGCGATCTGTGTAAGTTCAATTTTACGGGTAAACTCAGTGGACTGCTCCAGTGCATCCATAATAGGACTGGCCACATACGTGAGCAGGCTACCATTTGCCTTGTACCGTCTCAACTTTCCTTTCGCAAGGATGTCCTTCAGCATTCCGAATACCTTTGCCTTGGTATAAGCAGAAATAGCGGTCTGGCTGTGATATCCCTCCGTCTTCTGTGCCACCTGTGCCACACGGGAGAAGAACAGGGCATCTGTCTCAGGCACTACCTGAGTCTGTTCGAAGGTTCTGGAGATATTCTGCATGGATGCAGTTGCGTTGGTCTCATCCACATCTGCCTTGTCTACCAGGAACTGAACGTCTCTGTCATGGGTTACTGTAAACGGAACATCTGTCTGATCGAAGGATCCCATGTTCCAACCACCGGTTCTCTTGTGATTCTTATAACCAGTGGTGCTCATCTGTGTAAAGTGGAATGTCTTCGCATCCAGCCATCTTACATTAGATGTAATGAAGGGAGAGGTTAACGCTCCCTGCATCAGAATCTGCAGGAGTTCAGGACTCCACTGCTGTGCATAGTTTAAATTAGGCATATCTTATACCTTCCTTTCCTTAGTTCCACCGATTCCATCTTTTGGTCGGTGTCTGTTGCTGTTGTACGGTTGCCTGCTGTGTATGCTGCGAAGGATCTCCGCCTGTCCCTACATGAAGGAAACCTGTAGTATCTGTCTCCTGCGGCTTTAATGCAGGAATATCCTCTAGCACCTTATTCAGGGCTTCCGTAAGTTTCTCATTGCTGATCTTTCCATCCTGTCCTACTGTCTGGCTGAAATCTGCCATCTTCAGTACATAGGGAATGGATGTTACGCTGATTCCCAGTCCGACTGCTGCCATCGTCGCTGCCTGCTGGATCTGTGCCTGTCTTGCCTCAGCTGCTGCGGTTGCAGCCTGCTGTTGCAATGCTTCCACATTCGGCTGATTTGCCGCCTTCTGTTCCTTGAAGGTTGCTATAGCCTGTTCCACCTCCTGTTGGGAAAGTCCCTGCTGCTTGAAATAGGCTTTCAATGCCGTATCCTCTTTTGCCGCAAGCGTTCCATCCAACATCTGCTGGATTTTCCCATAGTCAATCTGCGGTGTTGCATTCTGCTGTGACTGCTGATCAGTCTGTTCTCCTGCCGGTGCTCCGCCCTGGCTTCCATCGGGGTCTAAGAATCTTCTTACTGTCTTGTAAAACATAACGTGCTCCTTTCCATTTTGAGGGTGTCACCCTTACTGCGATCCATTGTCTTCGGTGTCTCCGGTCACGCTGCAGTTTATTGCCTTGCTCGTGTTTGGGCATAAAAAAACACGCCATGAAGCGTGTTGATTCCAGATTATTTGTTGCACCGGTGCAATTTTCTTTTTTCGAGATAAAAATACCACCAATCTACTGACCGGTGGCTTCATGTTCTTTTACCATTCTTCGTAAACGTTCTTTATAATCCTCATAGCTTTTATCTTTTCCGATGATGTATGCGGCATCTCCCATTTTTTCGGAGAAAGATAATACTTTCCTGCGCAACTCCTGCAGTTCCTCATCGTTTTTCATTTTTTCAACAAATTCTTTTTTGAACATAATTACCTCTTTAGCACTTTCATAAATGCTTCATATAGCTCTGGCAATTCGCTTTTTATGAATTTTACAGTTATATCATCCGACTGATACAATGCAGCATATACGTCCGCAAATATCTCCGACTCCGCATATCCGGGTTTACCTATGTACTGTGATTCATGTCCATATGCTCCGGCAATCACGTTATCTGTCATGCATGACATTATATCACTGATGAAGTAATTGTACTCTAAATCGCCACTCACAGCAAGTCTCTGCTGATACTTCTCCTTTTTTTGCAATATTTTGTTTTCTGTATTTTTTATTGCCTCTGCGAATTCAGCATACATGGGACTGCCATACTCATTATGATCAATTCTATGGGCTATTTCATGCGCCAGCACATGCTTGTAGTTCTCCTCTTCATACTGCGGATGTCTCGGATTGATAATTATCAAATCATTATCAAGATCATACGAAAATGCATATTCTGACAGTTCATCTATCTTGATGCACTCATCTCTTGTGTACTGATCCACTAAATCGATCATGATCTGCGGAGTATCCGATCTCGGCACTTTCACCTCATCAGGAACTTTATACCGGTCTTCCGTTTCCTGACTCCATTCTTTTTCCTTCGCACGGTACTTGCTTTTATTCTCCGGATCCAGTGAAAATGATGCTAATCTATGGAATTTTTTCTCCTGTCTCTCTGCATATTGCTGTCTTGCTTCTTTCCTGTTCTGTTCTTCGATATCTTCTATGTCCTTTTTACTGTATTCATTATCCAAATCCTCCAGTTCTGGAAAATAGGTAGTGTGGCTGTCTCTGCATCTAGGGTGGTATAGTCCTGCTGCTATTGCCGCGCTCATCAGGGGATATGGTCCATCCTTGGCGCTTCCACCGCTCCATACATCATCGATCAGTATCTTACCAACAAACGGTAAACACTTGGGGCAGGGATTTCCACGCTTATTCATGATCACCGTGGATATCCCCCATTCCTGCCTTTTCTGCCCTTCCCCCTGCAGGTATGCACGCTTACTGGCTGTCCGTATTGCCATGTCCGCATAGTCTGCCAATGTGTGTCTGGATCCATTGGCATATTCCACACAGTTAAGACCTGCGGCAATGAAATCCTTTGTAGCCATGTCTACCGCCTTCTCATAAGTCCCTGCTCCACTGTTGGCATATACCTGAGCATTAAAAATAATCTTACGATATTGGTCATTTGCCATGCGCAGGACGGCTGTCTCAGCCTTTTCCATGTCTGATGTGGTCGCCCGGATCAGCGCCTCCAGCTTCCTCTGGTTCAACCGGAAGAATGCCGCCGATGCTCCCGGACTTACTCTTCCTGCTGGGAAACCTTTCTTTATAGCCTCCAGTATGGCTATCTCCTGCTCCATATCTCCTTCATCCCTGGCAGTACTGATCAGCACTTCGATCCGGTTATTAATGTCTTTAAATTTTGTACCAAATCGTTCCTGATTCTCTTTTCTGTACTTTTCCAACGACCGGAGCTGCTCTGTCTGCCACATGGACCACTGCTTATCTTCATCGATTTCCTCAATCTTATGTCTTCGCATATTCCGGATCATGGAAGCAATGAGTTCATTCTCAATAGCTTCGAATGCTGCTCCGATATCATATTCTGAATTTATCTTAGGCATCTAATCACCTGCCGTTTGCATATACCTTGAATCCCTGGCTTCTGAACTGTCTGGTCAATGTCTTGATCTGCGTGACGCTGGTACAATGATCACATCGGAGTTCCGCATAATTACCTTTTTCCACTGCATAGATTCCTTTCGGTACCTGCTCACTGGCCACCTTCAGAAGCCCCTGGTACTCCTCCCGGTTCATCCGGTATGTTTTTTTCGCTACTTTTACTTCCATCACTACCTCCAGTAAATCCGTTTATCCTGAATTCTCCTGCATCCGTTCTGATCTCCGGCTCCGGAATGCTCTGAATCCCCTGCTCTGCCTTGAGCCTTGCGATTTCTTCTCGTTTGCAATCATCGTCCAGACTGTCACCGTATAGTTCCTCCACACAGCGCTCAATGCTCATGATTCCGCTCTGCTTTGCCTTACCAACTGTTTCCACCTGAGATTCAAATGAAGGATTGGCATATTCTCCAAATGGGAGATTTACCTCTACACTTTCCACTGCCTCATTCTTCATCAGGTGATATGCGTTGATACACATGGATACTACCTGTGGCAATACTGTCTGAAGAGTTTCCACGATAATGTTTCTTGTGTACAGCGTTGTTTTTTCCTTTTCACGCTGCGCTTCTGCATTATCCAGTTTTTTTACATCAATCCCCAGTGTAGAAGGACTGATGATCCCCTGCAGGCAAAGGTCCAGTGCCGTACAGTAGGAAGCCTGATAGCTGTCATGAGGAATGCTCGGCTGGTCTGTACTGATTACGTTTTTCTGCCCTTCGCGCTGGTCTCCTTCTGCTGCAAAATATCTGTTATCGAACGGATTCGGTGTTATCGCAGCTCCTGTTTCCGGATCCCTCGGAACCAGACAGTCCGGAATATATGTTTTGGCTCTTCCTGCTCTCAGCGCATCCATCCACTGGCTCCATACTTCATCCAGCGCATCATAGCTGTCCACCTTTCCGTCAAAGATACTTCCGCCACGTCCTTCATATTTTGCCGACTTATAGAACATCATAGGCACCGCCAGCATAACGCTTTTATCAAAGGTCACATTTTCCAGTGAGCTGGTGATCTGTAATGTAGTCAGCGGTACCTTTCTGTTGTCCAGATAAAGCTCGTTATTTACATACCCATATCCATATATCTCATTGAGCACATATGTCTTGCCACCTCCGCTGTATGGTGTCTTAAATATCACTTCCCTGACCTTATCCTTTTTCCGGATGATTTCGACACGATCCCCAGCATACCATTCTAAAATCGGATATTCACTGACCTCTGTATCAATGGACACTTTAAAAGCCCCATCTCCGATATACAGCGCCTCTTTGATTGCATCCTCTACCTTGTCGGCAAAGTTATTATTCTCAGGCTTTGCAATGTCTTTCCATATCTGTTTCTGTTTTTCGTTCTCTGAGGAAAATTCAAATTCCCCCATATCCGGAAGGACTACTGCTGCCAGAGTTCTCACCGTAAGCGCCGGAAGGCCTGTGTGGATCTTGCGCATTTCCATCCCCGGTGTACTCTTGCTGGACCAGAATTTATATTTATCTGCATATTCCGCATTCTGCTCATAGAACTGCTCCAGTTCGTTGCTGTCACCACGATACCAGATGCGGTTTCGGATCGCATTCCCCTCGAAGTCCATCATCTCATTGATATTGAACACATAAGGATTCGCCGGAGAAACATTCAGCCAGCTCCGTATACCTCTTTTGATATTCTCATTTATCTTTTCCATCAGGTTCACCTCTGTTTATCCTCCTCGAATCCAATCATATTCCGGTATGGAATCCATCCGTACTGGTTTGCATTGATCGTATGGTCGTTCTTATCCTCCGGTACCGGGACATCCTCTTCCTCGTCCCATGAATAGCGTTCCAATTCTGAGATATGGTTTGTGCAATCCTCAACTACCAGATAGCAGTCCTGCTGGATCCATCCCAGCTGTAAATTGATACGATCCAGTATTGTTACCTTTTTGTAGGACTCAATGAAATTGTAAAGGCACCCATGCAGGCGCTTATACTTCCGAAGTTCTGTTATTGTCGCCGCATCCGCGCAGTCAACAAAGGATTCTTTTGCAAATCCCCATTCCGATCTGCATCTATCCAGAAAAGCTATAAACTTTACCGTTGTGTCAGATGGTGCCAACGGCACACTGAGATCAGCATTGCTATACACCATTTCAGCCAGTGTGATCAGCTTGCGGTCATCCGTAATGCCCTGGAAGATCATTGCAATGGTATCCGGAGATTTTGAGGAATATGATGTATCCAGTCCGGCCGTAAACTTCCTGAAACGGATCTTCCCATCTGCAATCTGTTTCTTCACCCATGCAGCAGTAACAACATGTTTCTTTCTGACAAAGTTGGAAAATACCAACCCTGTCGCTTTTCCGCGGAGACCCTGGATCTTATTTTTCCAGATCTTTGTTCCCTTCGGTGTGTTTTGCAGGATCATCTGCAGTTTATCCGGTGGAAGGCCTGCATTGTCTTTAAAAGAAAAGAACCAATGGATCCATCCGTCCTTTGGCTCTTCTTTCAGTTCCTCTATGATTTCCTGTGGTGTCTCATCCTTCCATTCCGGAAGAGGACGTGCACAGTTGATATATTCTTTGTACACCGGCAGTCCCGGATCGTCTGGGTTTAGTGTTGCCATCAGATAATCACATCGCATGGATGCTTCTCTGACAAAATCTATGTCTGCGGTATTTACTTCATCTATGTACAGACAGCCATATTGTCCTCCCAGGGCCTTCTTCCACTTTTTCTTATTACCGTAGCCCAGCACATAAATGACTTTATCTCCCCTGCCAGTATGCAGAATCAGATGTGGAATCTTATCGTCTTTGGTTCCACTGCCGTTATATTCCACCAGAATGCCAAAATCATCCAGTATACCAAGGTCTTTGTTGATGATGTTCTTCTCAGCAGTTCCGGTGTCATCCGCAGCAATGATGTGAAGCTTCTTGGGGCTTTCTGCTACCTTAAGCATAAACTTGAAGATTCCTACCGTCGTTTTACCTGCCGCCGTGGTTCCTTCCAGAAATTCCACCGGAGCATCGCATTTCAGGAATGCTTTGTATTTCTCTGACAGCAGGAGTTTACTTGCGCTCATTACCCATCACCACGCATCTGTCTGATCAGGTCATCCAGTTTACTCTGTTCGGACTTGAGTTCTCCGGAGATCTGGACATCCTGTTTATCTCTCCATTTATCCGGTTTTCGGTTCTTCAACCAGAATATCTGGGCTGTGGTATCCGGCTCTACTTCTTTTACTTTTCGTTCCACAAGCATTTCTTTTGTTTTGGGAAACTTCTCTCTTACAAGCATCAGCTCATCATCTGTTGCCTCCGGATGCTCCAGTTTGTAGCGATTCATATATTCAAATAGCTTTTGACTATATTCTTCCTGCTCCATCGGAACGCTTACATATTTGTCTTCTGTATACCGATATCCCAGTGCCCTTTTCAAGAGCGCATTTTCTACTTGCAGGTCCACAACTTCCTTTCCCCTTTTTAGGGTGTCCGAAATGTCCGGATACAATTTTTTCCATTCATTTAATGTAGACCTGGAGATTCCCATATTACCAGCGATCTGCTCTTCTGTTAGTCCATCCCTTGTCCATCCTTCCAGCTTTAGTAAGCCTTCCGGTGTCAGCCAATATTTATATTTGCCTTTTGCCATCTGCTCACCATCTCTCTAAAGTTGCACCGGTGCAACTCCACGAAAAAAGGCAACGCAGCTATCTGCATTGCCCTGTCACTAATTTATCACGATACTATATTATCACATTTGACATGCGAAATCATGCCATCTTTTACTTTAACTCCCCAATATACCTTCCAATCTGTTCTATAGTCTTAAAAACTATCCTCTTCATTTGTCTCTCACTGTACGAGGCACCACCGATTTTTAGGTAGGGAATCGGTGCTCTGAGACCTTTACTCCAGTACCTGATTCTTATTACCTTCTGTTCTTCTGGTCGAAGAGAATTATATACAAATTCCACTGCCTCAATCTCTTTCTTGATCCGTTCATGGTATACGGATGTCATCTTCAGGGCTTTTGCCTCTGTGACAGACTGTGCCTTATCTCTTTCCTTGGCAGGATCCGATGGACGACTGCTGCCTCCCGCCGATGATGCCATAATGTCCGATATGTACTCCTCATATTCTTTCTTGCGTTGGGGATACCGTAATAATATAGTTTCGATAATCCTCCAGCTTGCTCTGTTAATTCTCTGCATCGATGCTTTCTCCTTTCTTCTGCGCCGGAGTTGCACCGGTGCAATTATGCCACTTTGTTGTATTTGTTCTGCATTTCCTCAATGTCATCCACCAGATAATATTTTACAGTGATCTCTGGGTTGGAATGTCCGAGGAGTCTGCTTACTAACATTACGTCACCTGTTTTGCGATACAGGACGGATGCGAAAGTCTTCCGGTAAATGTGGACCGTTGCGGTCAACCGTGTCACCCCACCGCAGACTGCCATCTCCTTGGCCAGCTTCTCTATGCCGTACTCTCTCATCCGATTATGCGGCGCCCTGTCAGCTAGGAACACTGGATCTGTTCCCGGACGGTTGCCGATGTAATTTTTCAATGCTTTGACTGCTTTGGGGGTCAGCATGCCGGTGCGGTACTTATTGCTCTTCTCGCCCCATATAGTAACCGTTTTATGAATCAGATCCAGATCGGAGATATTAAGGTGTGCTATCTCCCCTACTCTCATCCCCGTACATAACATCAGTTCAAACAGAGCCTTTTCTTTCGGAGCTGCCAATACATCCCTGATGTCTTCTATCTCTTCATCTGTCAGTCTCTTTTTCTGTGCCTGAATCTGCTTGACTTTGTCCACGCCATCTGCGACATTTTTGGTTATATGCTCTTTACGATACGCCCAGGAAAAAAACGTGGATAAATAACGGTATATTGTGGATTTATAATTTTGGCTGATGTGATCTCTGTAAGCCTTTATTGCCAAAAAATCCGTAATATCCTGCGCTGTGACATATTTATAATTTTTCCCGGCATAGTCAAAAAATTCCTTGATGCGCCCGATATATCCTCTGATGGTGGACTCGCTGAGCCCTGCTGCCACGCTGTCAATCCAGTATCGTTTCATCAGCCATTCATTATCATGCTCTTCCACCATTGGTAGTTGCCTGGCTGCCGAAATGTCATAGTCCTGCATTTTTACTAAAAACACGATCTTTACTTTGTCAATCTGTTCCGGTGTCAGAATATCATTCATTTCGAAAGCAATGTCATTAATCAGGTCTGTCTTTGTCATAGGCTGTACCTCATTTTCTCATTGCCTACCAGCAGATCCTATGGTATGATACTGGTAAGCAGGTAAGCGGTAGATGTTATCTTTGGTCGGATGAATCTACCGCTGTTTTATTGTCATCGATTGCAGGTTCTCTGCACTTGTCTTTTTATTATGCTTTTTCTATCACTCCTTCGCTAAATTTCAGTTTACCTAAATACTTTGTTCTACATTATCCAATAATTTTATGAGCATATCCGCAGCTCTCTCTGCCTGCTGGTCGTATTCCTTACGCAACGGACTGTCTATAATATTCCCAGCATCATAATGAATCATGGCATGGGACAATTCATATGCAAGCTCATAATTTACTGTTTCCAGTTTCATCTGCGTCCTTATCCCTATTTGATTCTGATTTAGGATAGAGAAACATCTGCTCTTCATGTCAAGTGATCTCACATTCATCTTGTTACATTTTGCGAACTGATAGAGAACATTAAATATCCATATGGGGTTTCGCATTTCCGGGATGGTGTTCTTCTTCGTCTCTATTGCCGGTGTTGTCTTCTCCGGCAGAGCTTTCGGAGTATTTTCGTGCTTATCCTTGAAATACGCATCCACCAAGTACTCGTATGCCTGCCATGCCTTTTCCGTATTCAGACTTTTTGCGTGCATCAATGCTCCTTTTTCCGTCCAGAAGCACACGCTCTTTGCTTGTTTGAAGAGAGTGTGAAATTCACACTCTCTCTTCATCTCTCTTAATTCCTCCCCTTCGATAACAATATAATGCTTGCCGGGAATATACTTATCCCGGTTATACTTGAAGTTCCATCGTATTTTTTCTTCTGTTGTTTCATATGCCTCCGCAATCTGCTTGGTTGTTAATACCCGAATTCCTTTTAACTCAATCTTCTGAATTTCTCCCATTGTGTTTTCCTCCTTCTTACAGTGAGCATATTGCTCACTATTTATATCACGCATTATAGTGTACAATTTGCTCACCGTCAATACTTTTTTAGGAGGCACTTATGTTAGGATCCCGACTGAATCAAATTCGCAAAGCTAAAAAGATCACCGCTCAGCAGATGGCAGATGCTCTATTTATCAACATCCGCTCTTACAGGGCTTACGAATCTAACGATCGTTTACCCAGTCTAGAAGCACTGGTAAAAATAGCAGATATCCTTAATGTTCCGACTGATTATCTTCTTGGTCGAGATGACTATCTGAAATCTCTCGGAGTTTCCGTTGATGAATTCCTGTGATATCCTCCAACATATCCCATAGAGTAAAATCTCCCGTCCTGTCACCAGCTTCGATCTGCTTATAATATCTTAAGCCGATTCCCAGCTTGTCCGCGATCTGCTGCTGTGTCAGCCCTGCTGCCTTTCTGGCTTCCTTTAAGTTCTTTCTCATACATACCGCTCCTTTGCTAAATCCTAAGTTATTTACCATTCTCTTCATCATTGCTGATACTTATCTTTTGCATTGCCGGCAGCACCAGTGCCACTAAACACCACGCTGATCCGGTATATTTGATAGCAAATATCACCGCTGTTGCCGTAGATATCCAGGCTGCTGCATAAGCAAACCACACATTTTTATTTTTCATAGCATCCTCCTTTACCATCCGATGATACAGTGTCCTGGCATCAATCCATACTCTGGTACATCCCGGAGCACGTACCGGATCCGGCGCACCTCTGTCCGGCCAGTATATTCTCCACCTGCGCACTCCATTAAGATCAGGACATCTCCCGGCTGTACATCATCTTCATCTTTTCGCAATTCAAAGTTCTTCTTTTCCTCCCGGACTGCCCGGAAGTACTTGGGCAGAATTTTCTTTTCGACCGTCTTCATTTCTGTTCTCCCTGCCATTCCAGTCCCATCGTTGTGAGTTCGCCGTAGGAAAAACACCTCGTAAAGCCTGTCTTGCAGTCGTGGGTCTGAATCATATGTGTGTAAATCGCGGTTACTTCGTATTCTCTTGTCTCGCTTATGACCTGATGCCGACCACGTCCGCGGATTTCCAGTGGCTCCTCAATTACCTTACGTACTGTTTTGATTATGTCACCTATATGTATGTTGCGGATGCGCGGCGCAGGATCCGGCAGAAGATCTCCGTCCCAGTCCTTATACTGCATTGTTGTCTCCTTTCCGGACGACTGCTGCCTCTTGGATTTCCAGCGGCCGCCCCGTGGCTATGTTTATGGTTATTCGTGAGTACACTCCAAAAGGCTTATTTATTTAATTTCTTCATTGCTTCCCTGACACTGTCGTAATAATGATTGATGCCGCGCACTATAAGTTCTGTCTGTGTAATTCCCATCATTTCAGCGCAATATTCCATTCGCCGTTTTTCTTCTGGTGTCAGTCGTACTGAGATAAGTTCAGTTCGTGCTTTCATAATTTCTCCGTTTTGTATATACAAATTTGTATATACATTATTTCCATTTACTGTAGGTCAGGGTTTCCTCCGACCAGTCCGGGTAATGATCCTGTAGGTACTGCCTAAACATCTGCAGCATCTCCTCCCGTCTGCCCTTGTTGCCGTTATCGAGCATCTCATGGTGACTCTGGCAGCCCAATGCACCATTCTGCGGGATCCCGAGTCCGCCGCGGGATCTCGGGATGTAGTGCATGATGCTCTGCAGCTGCTGTCCGTACCAGGTGACATCTTCCATGTGATATCCCATGCGGCAAAAGATACACTGATACAGATCCCGCTCCTTAATGATCTGCCGGGAGGCGGCATTAAACTCCCTCGCTCTCGCCTGTTTCGACATCTTCACCATCCGGTTTGCCTCCTTTGCTGAGTTCTTCCAGCTTGTCCAGGTATCCAGAGATATCGGACAACTGCTGCCTGGCAGCGCTGATCAGATCCATCTCGACATATCGTACCAGGTTCTCCACGCTGCCACGGATGGACTGACGATAAGCTGTGCGTTGGTCTCCTTTAGATAGGCAATATTGCGGAAAGTCATTTTCGATGTCGGTCTGCCCAGGTACCTGCTCTTCCGCGTCAGTTTCCCGGGAAGACGAGTCATTTACCCGTATTTGTGGCTCTTCCGGTGCAGGATCCGGTGCGGCTCCCGGGATGGTCATCTGCTCCGGCTTCTTTTCCGGTTCCTTGGGCTTTTTCTTCGGTTCTGTGTTTGCTTTGGTCACACGGGATTCTTTACGCTTTTCCGGTTTCTTTTCTTTCGGAGAGTCGGTCGGTTGCACCGGTGCAATTTCCGGTTCTTCCGGAGTCAGGTCCTCGCCATAGAGTTTCTTGTACTGCTCCTCAGGACTGCTGCCCCCATCTATGAGAGACCGGACTGCATCACATATCTGATCCTCTGTGTATCTGCTCCGCTCCAGCGTTTTCAAATTCACGATGGTGGCTCCATCAGAATTTACAATGATCTGCGTCCTACGCTCTCCTGGAATCCGGACGGTATACACTGCGTCTCCCTGTGGAATCAGTACATCCATGATCTCTGCATTATTTTTGTTGCCAAATGCAGTATGTAAAAAACATATCTTCCACAACTTCCGGAAGAGTTCTTCCTGCTCTTTCCCCAGCTGCCATAGGTTTCTTTTCAGCGGTGATCCCTCCGGTGGAAGCATGGGCTTGTCCGTTACGGCTGCTGCCTCTGCCTTCTCAATCTCCACCTCAATATCCGTGACCTTGCTCTCAGCATCCACCTCGTCCTTTATGTCCTGAATCTCTGCCTTGGACAACGTAGGCGGAAGTACCTCGTTGATCTCGTCGGGGATCTGCAACATCAATGTAAGTTTTGCGTATCCAAATCCCTTGTAGCTCGTGAGCAGATGATCAGAGTAGCCATCCTCAGAAAATCTATCATTGATACTGATAAAGCGGCTTACCTGTGTCTTATCTATGCCATATTCTGCCTTGGCAAAGTCTGTCACGGTTGCATATCCGCTCTCTGCCAATATATTTGTGTCTCTGGCTACCTTGAGCAGATAGCCGATCTGTACAAAATCCTCTGCTGTCCGGGTGAGAACTGCATCCAGCTCCTGTTTATATTCCTGATATGTTTTTGTGTATTCCATTAATTCCATCAGATCACCTCCATAAAGTCACTCTCCAGAGCATCCGCAAGCAGTGTTCCTTGCAGGCTCCCGTGCCATACTATCTTTTTCTGCTCCCGCAGTTTTTTATAGCCTTCCCTGCGGGCCTTGTCGCTCTTCTCTGCCAGTTTCTTATCCTCTTCGGATAGATTTTTCTTCACCCACTGCTGCCACTCCTGCAGAAACGGCATTGCATCGTCCAGATCCTTATATGCCTCATTCAGTACGGACTTTTTCTGCCGGATGTTTCCTCCCGGCTCAATCTCCACCGTGTACCAGGGAGTATCCGGTTCTGCGCTGTGCCGAAGGAAGAGCAGATAGGTTTCTCTGATGTTGATCCTCTGGAAGTAAATATCACAGGTGTGAATGCAATGTTTTAATACGATTCCCTCCCGATAGATATCATCGATGCTCCTAGGGGCTACAATGCAGTAAGTGCCGTTATCATACTCATATTTTTCCAGTTCTCCAGATTCCATGAGTTCCTGTGCCTGTGGGAAATCTTTTTTCTTTTCTGCAATTTCCTCGGAGGAATCCAGCATAGATATCTTGGCCACCAGTTCGTTATGTGCAATGGTAAGGTCTTTCGGTTTTAGCAGAAGTTCTCTTCCACAGTCCATCTTTAGCTTGGCCATCATGTCCACGTAGTCGTTCCAGTCTCTCCATATTGATATTTTTAATCCATGACCTTTTAGAGATCTCAACTCTGCCTGTTTGTTCAGGTAATTACAGATTTTTTCAATTGTCAGATATTTTCTGATTTTGGATCTTTCCAAATCTTCCGGACTGATGTCTGCTTCTGTGAGTGTTTTTATATCGCAGTCGCGCAGTATTGTATTCATCTGCTTTTCTTTCTGCAGCCATATGAGCATCCTGATATTTCCATCCATGTTTTTCAGACGCTTCATCCTGGCGTTATCTATTTTAAGGATTTTTGCAAGACCACCGGATGCTTTGTTCTTCAATATTTTATCCAGTTGTCCCCAGCTGTCCCTTACCATGTCATCCGCCAGCCTGTACATTCCCGCCTTGTAAGTCATCTCGATAGCAGGATAACGTTGTTCCATGCTCAGAAAATACCTCAGACCTGCCGCTTTATACCCGTGTTTCACAGCAATCGGATATGCCGTATGGTATCTCTTGAATATCTGCCCGAAATTCTTCCGGTACATGGTCTCACAGTGTTTTCCTACCCAGGCATCGGGGTCTGCTGCCCAGCGCATCCCCCTCCTGCGATAATCCATGTAGATATATGTCATCCATCCTTTTTCTGTGACGATAGTCCTCCTATACTCATGAATGGTATATTCTGATTTGTTAACGCTTAGGACATCTTTACAGTCCCGTCTCCGTACTTCAAAGTCACGCTGGACCAGTCCGCCTTTATATATCTGGATGCAGGAGGCCTCCTGCGGCCAAGTCCAAATGTACTGTGTTTTTTTGGCACGTGATATGTATGTGACCTTTTTTCTGCATACCGGGCATCTTCCTTCTGCATTGTGCTTCGGTTTTCCCGACAGATTCACCTTGCCAATACAGGACGTGCAGTATCCTTCTGTAGCTTGTGCTGAGCCATAATAAATATAATTACATCCATCGAATGCATTATGATGCCACCAGTCCTCGAATCCTTTCGGTGGATCCTTGATCGGCTTCATATCCTTATCCCACTGATCCGTCAATTTCTTTATTTTTTTATCCTCATTGCGTTTTTTACAGCCTTCCTGCCATTCGCACATCCCCCAAAATCCTTTTTTCCGCGTTCCCAGGATCTTCTGTATCTGACTGCTGCTTCCCGGATTCATGTATACATATTCATCCCAGTTTTCATTGTACCAGTTGTAAGCTTCCAGATTGTACCCATATGCCTTTCGCCATTTGTAGGATCCGTCCTTCTGTCTCTCCCTTGTGATATACTCATCACCTTCGTAGTTAATAAAGATATCCCACTTCGGTGTATACACTTTTTTGCTGATATCTTCCCGGGTGCAGATAGATATTTTCAGATATCCTCCTAGCTGTTGGCACCTGGCCGCAAGATGATACTTTTCCTCGTTAATCTTTCCACTGTAATACCTCTTCGTCCCCGGCTCCTGCAATGCCCGGATCATGGCCGGAGTGGCATTCAGTGTCCTCAGCTTCTCCAGTTCACTTTTTCTCATTTACCCGCCTCCCTTTTGCGTCATAATACACATCCGGCAGGATCTTTATCCCGTCTACCTTAAAAGCACCGATTTCCACGATACCCCCGTCCACATCGTCCCTGACGATGTAAAGGTTATCCCCTGCTTTCCCCCGGGCTCTCGGATTTTCCCCCCTGACGATAACATTTCCATTTCTGTACGCCTCCCCGCTCTCCACCATTACGGCTGCTGCCAGTTCGGCTTTCGGATGCTTGGACATCCACAGCACTCCCAAACGATACAGGTCATCTATCGTAAGTTCCTTTACCAACATGATTTCCGGCGCTGCAATCCTGCTGCCGATCCCGTCCTCGTCTATATTTCCCCGCAGTTCCACAGCAAAATATCTGTCTCCTTCGTTCGAGTACCATCTCAATACTTCCAAGGGATTATCTGTCGCATGGAATCCAGTATTGGCACATCTTGCCTCCTCCTCGCTGTACCATTTTCCCGGTTCGTAATAAAACACGCCTTTTCCCATGGTGCAGTTCAGGTCCTTATGAAATCCTTTATATGCACGCATCTCACACCTGCTTTCCCAGATAGTAGTCCTGTATGATCTTTTTTAAATCATCCCGGCCACACACACCTATAAAGGCGGCACTCTCCGGGAGCCTTGCTGCCTGTATGATCCGCTTGTCTACCTCTATCCGATTCTCGGATGACAGCTTCAGCCCGGCGGCCAGCACGTCCAGTAACTTCTTCTCCGGGTTAAATACTGCATTGGCCAGTGTATCTCTGTCTTCATCAGCATGGTCCACCGGATAGTCTGTCAGCATCTGCACGATAAAGTCCTTCCAATCCTTCATCTGACTTTCAAGGTGCAGGTCCTGCTCTTCCATGTTCAGCTTGCCGATTGCCGCCATTGTCTCATTGCAC